ATCATGATTACCTCTTAATACAAGGTAAATCCGATGATGTAGTTGATAAGTGTCCCGATAATATTGATTATCTGTTTATTGATGGAGATCATTCCAAAGAAGGAGTAATGAAAGATTTCAAAAATTATCAGAGTAAAGTTAGTCCTTCTGGAATTGTTGTGTTTGATAATTATAATGATCCAGCGTGGAAAGGGGTGACCGAGGGCGTTGATGAAATTTTGCCCCAGTATCCTGAATGGGAAACTATCAAAGTAATCGGTTGTTCATTAATCGCAAGAAAAATTTAAAAACTTTCAATTGAAAATATTATCCATGAAAGTAATAAATGAATACGCCAGTAATTCGCCCAGTTATTCCGCCAGAAGAAATTAAAACAGATCACCCCGAAGTTCATCCACACCTTCCCCAAATTGATGGTCCTGGTGGAGGATCTCTACTTCTTATGATTAGTCCTGTTCGCACAGGGAAATCCACCATTATTAGTAATTTATTATTAGGTGATTCAGAAATGGGATTTTATGATGCCCAAGAAAGATTTCATTCAACGACTATTATTAGTAATACTATCGCAAATGATGTAACGAGTAGATTTTTAGCGAAAGCGTTTGATACCTATGATAATTATAATGATGAAATTATCGAGGGAATTATTACTCAACAGAAATCGTACGATAAAGAAGAACAACCTGAAATTGGAGTAGTCCTTGACGATTGCTTGGGTTCAATTCGCCGTGAAGCGTCTATTAATCACCTTGCTTCCCGTTTCCGTCATTTCAATATTAAACTCTTAATTATTAGTAGTCAGAATTTTAGGGCGTGTTCTCCCATTATTCGTCAGAATGCTACGAATGTGATTGTAGGAAGTCCTTTTCCAAATGAAAAAGAATTAGGTAAAATGGCGGAAGAATATGGTGATGTTTTTGGTGGAGCAAAGAACTGGTTAGAAATTTACAAGAAAGCAACTCCCGAAAGATATAATTTCCTCCACATGGATTTCCAATCTAATCCTCCAAAGGCATATCGTAATTTTGAAACTTTAATCGCAGAAGGTCAAAACTTTATTGCCGAAGAACCAGCACCCGAACCCGAACCTGAAAAGTAGTCCTCGTTTCCACTCGTTCTATCCCTTTGGGTAATCTTTTAAAATATCCTTTTTCTTAATAAATTCTACATGTTCATATAAAAATGGATATGTATGGTATTTCAGACGCGGTCTTACACGAAAATGAACTTCACACCCAAGCAGTTCAAACGGCAAAAATTCGTCAGGATAATTTTAGAACGGCGACACAGAATTTCAAAGGTCTCCAAGCAAACCTAACAGGACAAGATACTCGTTCTGATGAAAAAGATACCGCAGAAGGACTAACTAATCTTTCACGCCTGTTTCAAGTGGGAAGAGCGACTAGTGAATACGGGAAAGGTTTCGCCGCGGGAAGACCTTTTGCTCGGACTGGTATGTCTCTTGGTTCAAGTCATCAGTTAGGAATGTCTCGTTTAAGAGATATCGAAGAAGTCAAAGCATTACCGACTGCCGAAACCAAAGCATTAACGGGAGTAGAAGGTATCGCCCAAAAAGGTTTATCAGTTGCGGGAGCGGGTGAAAAGACTGCTTTTATTGGTGGTAAAGCGTTAGGTAATCTTGGTGCGGGAATTGATGTCGCAAAGGGAGTTGATAATCTAATTCAGACGGGGAATGTTTTTAAAGACGCTGATACGGGGAAAATGGAAAGTAAAACGGATATAGCGGGAGATCTTCTGACTGTCGGGGGTGGTTTATTAGATGTCGCGGCGGCATTCACAGGGGGATTATTAGTTCCCGTCGCGGCGGCGGTGAATCTTGCGGGTGCGGCGACCTCAACTACGGGATCAATTGAAGACGAAAGTTCCGCGAAAACTGCTCTTGCTCAGAAGAAACCAACCGCTCCTCCTTCTGGACCGATTTCCCCTGAATATGAAACCCTTGGATTTGTTGCGAATATTGCCCACGATCCAACAAAATCAATCGCCGCAAGATAATTTTTTTAATTTTTTCATTAGGAATTAATATATTGCCATCATTATAAAATATGAGTTTCTGGACTGCCGAAGACAAAGTTCCCGTTGAGCAAAAGAAAGTAAGTGTCCCCGCGACCCACGGATTAAATTATAGTCCGGGTCAAAAGATTGAATTCCAAATCCCCGCTGGATTAGGTTTCATTCAACCGAAGGAAAGTTATCTTCGTTTTGATGTAAAGTTATCTGCCCCTACGACGGCAGACGGCAGACAAACCCGTCTTCAATTAGACCAGCATTTAGGTGGTCAGGTTCTTATTAAGGATCTCCGTGTGTATTCGGGTGGTGCTGGGCGTATTCTATTAGAGGAATACCAGGATTATAACTGCCTCGCGGCGGTCAAATATGATTATGAAACAAATGATACTATCAGATCCAAGCGTTCTCTTACGGAAGGTGCTGTCGTCTTCAACCCTGCTACTCGTTCAACCACGGGAATGGAACACGATTCCTTACAGAATTTAGGAACTAATCCGTACTGGAAAACTCCTCGCTCTGCTTCGTATGTTGTTGATGATGAAAACTGGAATGAATTTGAAACTGTGAAATGCTTACTTCCTATCAATACGGGTATCTTCCAGAATGATAAGATTTTCCCCGTTGGTATGACGGATGGTCTAATCGTTGAAATTATTCTTGAAAGTGCCGAGCGTTCTATTAAGTGTCTTGATACCACCAGTAAGTTCCGTAAGTTATGGGGTAATCCTGTATTCCTTTCTGCTTCGCAGGGTGATCCCGCGGTTGGTCTTCCCAATTCTGCCCCAAGATACCCCGTCGCGGCGAATGCTTCTGCTTTCAGTCAGTTCTTAATCCGCCGTGATAATCTTATGGGTGTGAATGCTTCTGTTGGTATTGCTAACTTCCCTTTCGTCAAGGGTGAAGAAATTAGATTTATTAACGCTTCTACTGGTGTAGATAATCCGCCCACGGCATTCGGCACCACTCGCCCTCGCATTACGGGGATTGATTATGTTGCGGGAACTACAAATGCGGTAAAGGTGACTTTGAACGCTTCTTATCGCCCCACGAATACTATTACAAGGTCAGAAGTCCTCTATTCTATGAGTATTGAGAATTCTTCGATAGATTATGCTCCTTCGTACGAAATTACCAATTGTGAATTTATCGCCCAGCAAGTTACGATGCCTTCGGGATACACTTCCAAACTTTCGTCTATGATGAAGGAAGGTGGTTCTATGAATTATGATTTCCTTTCGTGGAGAAACTACAAGATCTCCCAAATTGCTTCGGAAAAGGTTGCTACTCTACGAATTCCACTAACGGAATCCCGTGCTAAATCTCTGTTATGTGTTCCGACTTGTGCGGCAGTTCTTTCTAATCGCGATTATATCCTTGGTAAGAATGGTCCTACTGAAAATTTCAGTCGCACCTCTACTCTGTTGGCGGTGAATGGTTCTCTGTCCCAGGAAACCTATACTTGGTATGCGAACAAATCTAACAGAATGGGTTATGTTGGTATCACCGACCACTTACAGCGTTATCAGTTATTCTATGACGGGAAATTGAACCCGAATAGAAAGGTTGAATGTGATAGAATTACCAATTTAGCGTCGCTGGATCAGCAACCTCTAATTGAATTAGAGAAAGCGTTAGTTATGGGAGGTATTCGCCCTCATTCCATGTTGGCGTTCCAGAGAAATTTCGTAATTGGTCGTGCTCTCTCCTTACAGGACGGGGTCTATGACGCTCGTGGTAAGGACTTCCAACTCCAACTTGAATACACGGGAACGACTGCTCCCGAGTTTAATAAACTTTGGATGTGTTGGTGTGGTCACCTCCGCAGAATTGAAATTAAGGGCAACGCGATCGCTCTTCAAACCTAAACGGATTTTTAAAATAATATCTTTTTCTTTTCTTTCTAATTCATAGTATAAAAATGAGTCAGGGATATACTTCGCACCAGGAAATTGTTCCATCAAATATTACAAGTGACGGCACTTTGTCGTATGCGAACGGGCAACCGACTGTTCAGTTCCTTATTGGCGAACAGGAAAGATTTATCGTTCCAGGTTCTATTCGCTTTGTAGGTGAATTTAATGTGTTTAAGAAAGTGGGTGGAGCGGGAGTAGGGATTGTCCCGCTGGAAACGGATCAAATTCAGATTAATGAATTACTGGGTATCAATTCGGTCATAGACCAGTTGAATATTTTTTCACAGAAAACGGGTCAGACGATTGAGAGTATTAATCACTGGAACAGAATGATGTCTTCCTATTTATCGGTTACCCAGTCACAGCAGGACTTTTCCGGGCATTCGTGGGATCAGTCCCTTCGGTACCCGAATCAGAAATTTCAGAACCTTGGAGCAATCGTCAATCCCCAGGCGGCGAGTGCTTCGGGTGGTCTTTCACCGAATACCTTTTGCGTTCCCCTTGTCTGCGGTTTATTCTTGGGTCAAGAACCAATTCCCCTCTCGGGAACTTGGGGTGTAGGTGGTCTCCGAATTGAAATTCAGTTAGCACCCGATAGTAATGTTCTCTTTTCGGGGAATGCTTCGGACGCTAATCTTTTAGAAGCGTTCTATGAACTCAAAAATGTTCGTCTAATCTGTGAAACGCGTATTCCCCCGCCTGACCAGTTAAGTCAATTAACTCGGGCGACCAGCAACACTTTCGTCTATAACACGATTACTTCCTATTATCAGACGATTAATTCTGCTAACGCGACGCTCAATTTCAATCTTGCGTTAAGTAAGGTTTTGGGTGTCTTTATGAATATGGTTCCCGCCAGTCACATTAATAATCTTGTTCAGGACGGATTAGCAAGTCTTCCATTTACGAATTCTACTGGTGCTATGGCGAAGGTCAAGCAGTTGGTCTTTACTCGGGCGGGTGAGCGTTATCCTCTTCAATATAATGTGGATACCCTTCAAAAAACAGATCTTCAAAACAATATTGCCGATGGTCAGTTGGTTCGGAATTATATGGATAGCGTGTTGGCATTCGCCAAGATTGGCAGGTCTTCCGTTACTCCACAGAATTTCAGATATCAGACTATGACAGCAAACTTCTTACAGGCGAAACAATTCACCGAAGGAGGTTGTCAGTTCGGTTTAGGTGTTGCTTATGATACGATTTCGGATCAGGGTATTGACTTTTCTTCTGTTCCGTTTGGCGTTCAGATGGAATTGGATTTAACAACTGATTCTCCAAATGCTATTTTCCTTTTCGTTCATTCCAAGCAGACAGTCCTATCAACTCCACAGGGAATTCAAGTCTTAAAATAATTGATTGAGTTTTAAAATTTCTTAACTTTTTTCTTTTTATACCATTCATTATAAATAAATGAGTGCCGACCCTTCTTCTGATGTTGTACCGAGCGGTCCTTCCGCAAACCAAATTCCCGATATCATAAAAATAGGTTCAGTTCCTTCTGATACCTCTATTGATGTTGAAACTTCTATCCTTGAACCCGTTTCATTCTCGCAGAGTCAGTGCCACTTCGTTTTAGAAAACAAAGGTATCCTTCATAGTAATTCAAGAATTACTTTTGCTCTCGATAATGCTTCGCTGGGTGGAACTGCTAATTTAGAACACGCTTTCTTCCCTCCTGGCGTTGGTGTTCATTCGTTACTTCAACGCGTTCGCCTTGCGATAGGTGGGAAAACTATTTCTGAAATTGAAGATTTTAACGAATTTATGGCGTATGAAAGTATCTTCGTCGCCCCCGAAACCGCCAAGGAAAGGGAACAGGTTTTCTCTGGTCGCCTTGCTAACTCTGTGAAACCTTGCTTGAATGAGCGTGTTGGTGCGATAGGAAAATATCAGAATGCTTCCAATTCTGCTTCCAATCAAGAGTCCGTTTTTGAGGCGAGAAGTCAGACGATTGATAATGGTAAGGATTTAGATTATGATGGTGATACCCGTAAAAATGGTGGTATTGCTCTGAATATAGATCCCCAACCGACTAAATATGTTTATTCGTGGCAGAATCAGAATAATGACAATCACCCCGTTTTCTCTGTTCTGTTAGCAGATCTATTCCCCTTCCTTAAAATGAACCAACTTCCTCTGTATATGATTGACGAACAGGTCTCGATTACTTTGACCTTTGAACCGAAAGTGTGGGAAGGTTATAAGGCAGTTCCGCCCACTCCTGGTTCTCGCAGAATTTCCAAAACTTCTTTTACCGACGCTCCCAAACGCGAAGCGAATATTGATCAGAACCAAGTGAAACTGATTGCTGATTATATTTATTATCCGCAAGAAATGATGATGGCGTATCAGGCGGCGAACCAAGACATGTCCTTCACTTATGTGGATTACCAGTTCGTCAAGCGGACAGTCGCCCCTGCGGATATGTCGGGTGCTGGTGGTCTGATACAGAACCTTGGTGGTGCTGGTCGCATCGTCAATAAAGTATTTGTGGGTCTTCAAGACGCTGATAACGACGATAACCATTTACTTAACAAATATCACGCAAAAAATCCCGATATCTCTGCCACAACTGCGGGACAGGTCACAACGAATTTACGATACAACGACCTCTTCTTGTATCCGATTGATGTCACCAATTACGCGAGACATTTCCATAATGTATTTTCTGCGGAAGGTAGAATGCCCCACCTTCCTCGTGGTTGGTATTGCGGTGAAGGTGCTGAAATTACTGGTTCCAAGGACGATAATGATCCGGCGGCATATTGTCAGTATGAAGAATACGGAGACTTGGATAGTCTTGACGGGTTCTTCTTTTGGACGGCGTATCGCCTCAATCGCAACGAAAGGGTTAATTCGCGTGGTATTGAACTCTATGATAGACGCGTCACGAACGACGATACACTTACCTTACACGCTTATCTCCAAGTTGTTCGCCTCGCTTCTCTGAAACAGGGTGTATTCACTGTGACTTACGCTTAATCATACAAAGGTATCCATTATCATCGTCATTTTCAACTATTCCCAGTCGCATTAAAGCGAATAAACATTTTCTAAATAATGAATGATCTTCATAAGTTATTCTTTTTTTCTTTTTTTTATTCTTATAAATTACATCGCAATATAATTTATAGGTTAGGATTTGTTCCTTAATCGGTACTCCTTTGGTTTCTCTAATTAAATATTCACCTTCTTCCATAAAATTTTCTTCTTTTTCTCTTTCAAACATACTAATCAGTAATCCGTTCCAAAATAGACTGACTGAACCATATTCACTTTCTCTCAACATTCCTCTGTGATATTTAAAATTCTGAACAATCAAATTTTTTATACATTCATATAAATGAGTGGATACACCGACCAAGTTATTTTAGAATGTTCTCGAACAAGTTCAGCAGAGGGCAGAACCAATAATAATAAAAACCCTGCTGAATATACGAATGATCTCGGTGACGGGGTTGTTTTAGAAATAGGAGACGAAATAGAACTTCACTCTGCCTATGTTTCAGAATTAGGTGCTCAGGCGGGATCAATTGAAATCAAAGATAGAGTTACAGGGGATATAATGCCTGTTTTTCATTCGGAATATGAAAAAGCAGTTCCCAATATCAATATCCCAACTGGTTTTGAATGGGAAATTGGATATACTAACAGATCAGAAATTAGAGTAAATGATAAAGAAACTTTTATGGTCATTAGTCCGTACAAGACTACAAATGGAGAATTTACTATGGCACTCCCAAGGCGATATTGTTTTGAAGATCATAATGATAATCGGAATTGGAATTACTTTGCGACTACCGAGGCACCTTATACCAATAATTTAGGAAATGTGAAAAACACTTTACACGAACAGACGCTTACTGGTATTGATCAGCACCCAAGTCAGTTCTGCCCTGACGATTACGAAATCGTATTTAGAAATGGATTTCTTCCCCCTTCTGCCTTGGTGAAAAAGGGTCAAATCAAAAATAATAATCAGCGATTCACAATCTTCCGGGCGGATAATATTTATTTTAATGCCTCGGCAGCGACATTCTTTGGGGATAATGGTTCTATGTCGGGTTTATCTGCTTTATCAACTTTTCCCGATGTCGGTTCTCAACAGGACGCAACAGCAAAAAGAGATCCCGCAACTCTATTAAGATGGACACAGGTGAGAGACTTAATCAAACTGGAAGCAAAGGAAGGTTTTAATACTCCCGAAGATGTCGCCTTTGATTTAACTCAACAACTTAATGAACGAACGAATTTTCACAAAAAAGAATTTATGATGGGAAGTTCTGCTTCGGGAACACTTCAACGCGTCTGCTACACTTCCAAAACTGAAACGCCTTGCTACAAGACTTACAATTGTGGAACCCCCGATAAAATGAACCTGACTATGTGGAACGATTTTAGAAACGCCAGTAGTGCGGTCACCGCGGCGAAGGTAGATAATGCCTATAACTATTTATCTTCGTATCAACATATCGGAGTGAAACGACCTGATCTTTTTACAGAAGGAAGATTTGTCAATACTTCGGGAGGTCATATTATCCCTGCGGGTTATGATATCTTCCAAAATTCCCAGGTTTTACCCTTGGGGATAACTTGGTCTGATCATCACATTAGTTCCTTTGATAAATATTTTAATATTCAGGCGAAATATACTGAACTCTTCGATAAACAAATAGTGAATGGTCAGAATTGTTCGGCAACTACCAATCGGTTCTTACACTTCAACATATTAGACGATCAATTTCATAGACCTGTAAATAGTCTTGGATATGATCTTTATGATAATGGTCCTTGGTCGGGAGGATTAGTGAATGCTTCACAAGCGTCTTATCCAGTCTATTTTGATTTCAATCCCGCTACGATTAATTATAACGCGGGAGATGTAGAACACACGACTAAATCGGGTCCCTCTGATTATCACAATTTAGCACATGGTTGGGCAAGAAAGATTGAAGATCCACTCAATCCGGGTCAATATGTTATTGGAATTCAGTTCAGTTTATTGGGGAATATCGTACCGAATTATTTGTTTTCAGTAGGAGGAGGACATACCCATATCGCGGCACCTGCTCGTGGAGGAAGGCGGTTTGGACACGATTATCATTTCTCTGCTTACGGAAATCCTTGTATTGGTCTTTGGAATGGTTTCTCAAATAAGATAGGAATTTCAAATTCTTCCCACCAAGACGCACAATACCACCATAATTCTGCGAGTGTGGGTATTGGTCAGGTAGAAAATTTACCCAAATGGTTATCAGAAATATATTTAGGAGCAGACCAACCCTTAATCAGTTATGACGAAGATAGTAATCGTTTTAGTATTTCTCAATTACATGTATCAGAAGTGGAAGGAAATACAGGTGAAGCGGGGTTGATGTCGGGGCATCCTGGTTCTGTCGTTGAAGAAGTCAATCCTGAAAGTAACGCTTCTTGTTATAAGATTAATAAAAAATTACTCAAAAATAATTGGTCTCCTGATGTTGCTCCTTATACTCTGACTTTACCCGCGGGATCTACCATTCCCACTACGGAACAATTTTCGGAATGTTTAACACCTTGGACACCTTACGACGCTATGGGTGGTATCTTTATCGAAGAATTCGTAGTTCCTGAATTTCAGTGGAATACGAATTTAATGGGAGTAATGGGTTATCGCTGGGAACAATTCAATCATTCACCTTATAACGCTTCCAATAGACAAACGAGAATTATAGATAATCAAGCGGTTAGCAGAATGGAATTCCCCACAACCAACGCGAAAGTGAATGAAGGAGATTTAAGATCTTACAATATGAATTTATGGAATAATCCCCAGTATAATATTAATCTACCGACTAGTCATACGATTTTTGGTTCTCGGTATAATATTCTTTCCGCGGTTGATGTCGTTGGGATATCTTCTACCAAGATTACCGCCCAGGAACTCCCCACTAAATCTATTCGTCCATATTACACGATTAGGTCTGATATCATAGGGAAAAATAATTATATAGGTGAATCAGCAGGACTTCCCGCTCAAAATCAAACAATTGCTTCTAAACCAATCATAGGAATAGTTGATAAAGTAAATGGTTATGGAGACTACTATACAGAACAATCAGGTCAATTAAGTTTCACCAATACAGAAAAAAGAGTTATCACAAGTGTCAAGACTTCTATCCACGACCCCGACGGAACTTACGCTGATTGCGGTTTAACTTCTTCTGTTCTGTACAAGATTACAAGAAATAGAGCAGTTGATCTTACTCCCTTGGATACTCTCCTACAAAGCAAAGCAAAAAAGGATAAAGAAACAGCATTAAAAGCAGAAGGATATATTCCTCCACAGAAATATTCATTTGATTAGTTGATGTATAGTCCCCGTAATATTAGAGTGAGTTTTTCAAATTTGTAAAAGTATGCCCATGGGAGAAAAATCTCTGGGACTTTTACAAAATAAAAAATTTGTGTCTAATATTACGGGGGTGATACATTAGTGGTTTTTCCCTTTCAGCAACCAAAGGTCTTCATTTTTCAAATTCATTTTGTAAGCAAGGAAACAGCAATAAAACGAACAATTATTCTTTCTCTTTAATGACCCGTCTTCTAACAATTCTTCAAATTGAAGTTTTCCGTAGGGTTGAATAACTTGGAGGTCTTTCAGTTTGTCTCCAAATATTTTTCTGATATATTTCGTATAGATATTAAGTGAATTCAAAATAATCAGAAATGGTTTATCCAATTCAACAAATCTTTGTAAGATCTGTTTCTTCAAGACATTAGAAAATGGAATGTTCGTAATTATGATATCATAATCTTGTTCGGGTTCGTGTGTTAAACAATTGAGAGAAGTGTCAAAGACTACTTGACACCCTAATTCAGACAAGATTTCGGGTGATTTGGATTTCACAGCGTCTAACATACACGCTTCCCAAACTATTTTATCTTTCGGGAATAAGTGAGAGACTACTTCCCAAGCGTCTTTGGGAGTATAATATTGGTCTTGGTCTTTGAATACATTACTATCTTTGAAGTTCGCCATTTTATCCTTACTAATAAATTTATTCAATTATCAAATTTTTTAAAATTTTCAAAATGAAATAATAATCTTTAAGAAAGTAAATGGCGTATCACGGACACAAACTTTTAGAGGAATATATCCCCACAAATGTAAAAGGTCGTACGATTATTGAGATTGGTTCTGTTAGAGAGAAATTATCGGGTCAGAACTCAACTGGTTTCTTTATGGATCTGTGTGTCAAAAAGGATATGAATTTAGTTTCTGTTGATATGGATCCCAAATGTACCGAAAATGTTCGCGAAGAAGCAAAAAATCACGATAATCCCAGATTTTTAGCGATTACTATGAGAGGAGAAGACTATCTCGCTCAAATCCATAACTTTGATTATCTCTATCTTGACGGATTTGATTACGACCATAAACAGCATTCCCAAGTAAGAAAGGATAGATACAAGGAAGTCCTCGAATGTGAATTAACAAATGAGAATTGTTGGAAATCTCATTTGGATATGGTAAAAGCGGTAGCAGATAAGGGAAGACCTTATTCCTTGATTTGTATAGACGATGTCTTAACCGACGACCATTGTTTTTCTGAATTCAAAGGCAAAGGAGAAACTGCGATTCCTTATTTATTAGCAAATGGTTGGGAAGAAATTGAAAGGAAATATCAAGCAGTCATTTTTAAGAAGATTGGTCCTGGGGAGGACACTCCTCCCCCTCAGCATTTTTAAGTTCTTTCAATAAATAAGTAACCAAATTATCATAATTATAAACTACTTCTCCCTCGGTTGTCTCAATTGTTAATTGCCCCCCCTCTCTAATTTTATGTTTTTTATTGATTTTAATATATTTACCCGTCGGAGAATATTCAAAATCAAGTTGCTCTAATAGTAAATCCATGTCCTTTATTTAGAAATAATAATACAAATCAAATTTTTAAATTTCAGCATTTTTA